TAACTGCGGCAGCGTCAGCCTTCATTGATTCTGGTGCTTTATCTTCCGCAGAAAACTTCATAAGCTGGTCAAGCCATTCATGGCCTTTTTCATGCACCAAGGTAGATACATTAGACTTGTTGAATAGCGTAATAGTCGCCTTAGCATTATCTGTAGCTAGCTTGATTGCGCCAGCATTGGTTTGGGCTAGTTCACGTTCTTTTGGAACATGAATGGTATTTGGCTCTTTATCTTTGTAGTCAAAGTTTTTAGCTTGCTCTTTAATATAGGCATTAATTCTATCTTTTGCAACACGGATTTGTTCAGCGGTATAACCATTATCATTAAGGAATTTATGATAAGCTGTGTTTTCCTTGTTGGCTTTACTTCCAGACATGCGTTCTTTGATAGATGGTGTTGTGTAGGCCGCTCTATCTAAGTCGCTTGCGAACGTGAGCA